ACCTACCGCTCCGGCAAAGAGATTGCTGGTGGCCATGTGTTCCAGCGCACGACCGTCGCCTCGCTTCCCATCGAGAAACAATATGGACCCGATGTCCCGACACAAATCGTAAAAGACAAGGCCGCAGATACATTTGAACATGTGGTGTTTACCGCATTGCCTCAACGTGTCGGACACGAACTGGGACGGTTACTGCCGAACTGATCGGTCTCAACGCGCTTGCGCGGCCCTTTGGTTGCCCCCCCGAATCAGAACAAAAAGGGACCGTATTTTGACCCGGTGGCAGGCGCTGCCGAAGCGGCCCGATATTTTTGCGTTTTTTTAAAATCTGATTTGCCGTTTTGTTTTGATTTCATCCCGCAATGACGGGAGGTCACGGAGCGTTGGCCGACAGAAGCGTTCGTGCCATCAGCAACCAATGCGCGGCACCATTGCGCGGCGTAGCTTGTCAATCTTGCGTGCCATATTCCAGCGATGCGGGAGACTACAAAATATGTCCAGCGAAGAGAAAACCGGCGGCTTTCTGACCACCCAAAATGTCGGCAAGCTGTTGATGTTGAACGCTGAACGCGTTCGACAACTTGTCAAAGACGGCTACGTTGAACGTGCTGGGCGGAACAAGTTTGCGCTTATCCCCGCCGTGCAAGGGTATATACGCTTTCTCAAGGACGCCGAGCGCCGCGCATCCAGGTCGGCGGCCGCGACCCGCATGCAAGATATCAAAACAAAAAGAGCTGAGTTGGACCTCAAAGTCGCTCAAAAGGAACTTTTGCCCCGCGAAGACCTTTATGCGGCGGCCGACTTTATTTCAGCGGCTGTGAAGAACGAAATGCTTGGATTGCCCTCCCGAATAACGCGTGACCTCGACGAACGGGCAGCATTGGAGGACGCGGTACGCAATGCCCTCAACCGCATCTCAAAAAAGATCGAAAGGTCAGTCGGAGTTGCTACGCAGGGTGGCGACGTTTTTGCGGGTTCCAGCCCCCAAAACCCCTGATGAATGGGCTGCCGAGAACCGATCCTACCCCCATACAACCGGCCTGCCGGGGCCTCGCGACCCGCATGTGACGCCCTATATGGTTCCTTTGGCCCGCGCGGTTGTCTCAGGTCGATACGAGCGTGCGGCCGCGGCGACTTCCGCGCAATCAGCGAAGACGGAAACCGCACTCGATCTGATCGGACATCGGCTCGACCAGAAGCCGGCACCGATCTTGTTCGTTGGTCCGAGTGCCGATTTCAACAGAGATCAGTTTGAGCCGCGCCTCACGGCAATGTTGGAGGAATGCCCCCGCCTGAACGCAAAATTCCTTCGTGGCAAAAAAGAAAAAAAGAGCCTTAAAATTGTCGCTGGTGTTCGCGTCAGGCTTGCCAGCGGTGCTTCCTCAACAGCGCTTAAGTCGGACCCTGCGGCGCTGGCGCTGATTGACGAGTACGACGAAATGGCACGCAATATTCGAGGACAGGGCGAAGCGTTAGGCCTCGTTGAAGCGCGCGGTGATACATTCGCTGACTCAATTACCGTTGTGACTTCCACCACATCGAAGGGCATTGTCGAGACGGAAAAATTGTCGGTCGGTTTTGACGAACATGGAAACGAGTGCTTTGTGGAATTTTGGGCGATCGGCGATGTCACGGAAATCGAAAGTCCCATATGGCGGCTGTTCCAGGAGGGAACGCGCCATCATTGGGCCTGGCCTTGCCCACACTGCGATGCGTATTTCATTCCGATGCGGAAACATTTGCATTGGGATACGGGGGCAACGCCCGCTCAGGCCCGGAAAAGTGCGCATCTGATCTGCCCATGCTGTGGTTGTGAAATCCATGAAGGTGAAAAGGGTGAAGTCAAAGCCGCAATGAATGCAAAAGGCGTTATGATCGCGCCCGGTCAGACCATTGAAGACGCCAAGTTGGAGCGAAACATTCCAGAAAACGCGACGTACTCGCAATGGAACTCCGGTCTCTGCAGCCCGTTTGTCACTTGGGGAAAACGCGCCGAGCGCATGGTCAAGGCGGAGATGTCGGGTGAGGAGGACAAGGTTCAGACGGCCGTCAATACCAATTTTGGCGAGCTGTATACGCCCGGCCTGACCGGTGACTTGCCCGATTGGGAAGGGCTGCTGAAACACAGGACTGATTTTGCGCCGCTCCAATTGCACCGGGGCATTTTGCACATCGTCATGGGCGTGGATGTTCAAAAGCGCGGGCTGTATTTCATCATTCGGGGTTATGGCGCACGCGGGACGTCCTGGCTGATCCAGCACGGCTATCTGATCGGCGAGACCGCCGAGGATGACGTCTGGGAACAGTTGGCGATGATCATGCTGAGCCCCATCGATGGGGTTCACATCGAGAAAGTCTTGATCGACGCCGGCTTCCGGCCCGACAAGCCCGATGCCGGCAGTGTTCACCGGGTCTATGATTTCTGCCGTCAATACGCGTTTCTCGCCTTTCCCTGCAAAGGGCGCAGCACGATGGGCGGGCGTCCTTACGCGATCAGCCAGATCGAGGTCAAAGGTGACGGGCAGAAACGCCCGTTCTCGACCGGCCTTGTGATGACCGACACGGACTATTTCAAGAGCCTCGTGCACACCCGGATCAAGACGCCCCTCGGGCATCCCGGGGCTTTCTATCTGCACAACGAGGCAGACGAGGCCTATGCGCGCCAAGTGCTGTCGGAGGTCAGGATCGTCCATCCGGGCAAAACCAGGCCCGAATGGAAGCCGGTCCGCCGGGATAACCACTATTTCGATGCCGAGGTCTTGTGCGCGGTCGGGGCTTATACCTTGAACGTGCAGATGATCCCCGAGGGCGTCGTGCGCGCTTGGGCAGACGACGACGAAACGCTGCCCGATGCCAATGCGCCAGCGCCCGCGGTGATCGAAGCAGCGGTCATAGCCGAAACGCAGACCGCGCCGATGCCGGCGGGAACCATTGCAGACGCAAACGCCGCCAAGGCATCGCTGCGCAAGAAATTCGGGCGGTTTGGCGTCCGACGATAGGGATGCTCCATGACCACAACAGGCCTCGTTCAAGCTGACGGGGTGCGCCCGCTGATTGCGCCGACGAAAAGCGGATCCGGGCGCGTCCCGATCCCCTCGGCGCAGTTTATGCGGGGAAGCCAGGGATCGGGCGCAAAATGGCGGCCAGCTCTGCGTGCGATTGCGGATGACGTCGACGCGGCGTGGGAACCGGCGGTTGCCCGGGCGACCGACCTGATCCAAAACTCGGGCTGGATTTCGGGCATGTTCGACCAGGCGGTCGCGAATACGGTCGGTCAGGGCTTGCGGCTTGTCTGCGCGCCTGAGAACGATCTGTTCGGCTGGTCTGAGGAAGAAACGCGGCAGTGGCGGAACCTTGTCGAGCGGCGCTGGGGTATCTGGTCCGAGAGCGCGGTCGCGTGTGATGTTGAGGGCCGCCGCACGATCCCGCAGATGCAGGAGGCGGCGTTTCGGCACTGGCTCAATACCGGGGAAATCCTCGGCGAGCTTGTCTGGCGGCGTCGGTTCGGATCGCAATACGGCACAAAGGTCCGCTTGCTGCCCGCGACGAAACTGGACTGGCGCAGCGACACGCTGAACAACACCAGGTCAGGCGTGGTCATGGACCGCGACGGATTCCCGATTGCCTATATGGCGCGGCGCAAGACGCAGGCGATGGGCGCGCATACAGTTCGGGTTGCGGCCCGGGATCGCTATGGCCGCCCCAAGGTTATTCACGTCTTTGTGGGCCAGCCCGGGCAGGTGCGGGGGATCACCCCGCTCGTGCCTGCGATGAAGGTCGCAAAGCAGTTTGACCAGCTCGCGGATTCGACGCTGCTGGCCGCGCTGATCCAAACGGTGTTCGCGGCCAACCTGCAAAGCGACGCCCCGACTGAGGAAGCGCTTATGGGGATGCTGACGCCGCAAGAGCAGGCACAGCTGCGCAGCTCGGGGGTATCGCCGTTTGAGGCTTGGGTCGAAATGCAGTCGGGCTGGAATAATGCCAATACCATCGACATCGGGATCGGGGGCCGGGTCGTTTCGACTTTTCCCGGGCAAAAACTTGAGTTCTTGAGCCCGGAACAGCCGCAGAGCGCATACAAGGATTTCGCGATGCATCTGCTTCGGGAAATAGCGCGCTGCCTTGGGCTGACCTATGAGAGCGCGACCGGCGACTATGACGGCGCGACCTACTCGTCGGTGCGCATGGCGGTGAACGAGATTTTTCAGATCACGCTCGCCCGCCGCAAATTCGTCGTGAAGCCGTTCTTGCAGCCAATTTATGAGGCGTGGCTCGAAGAAGAAATCGCTTTTGGGCGTATTCCTTTTCCGGGCGGATATCCGGCATTTTTGGTCAACCGCGCTGCGGCGTCGCGCGCGCTGTGGATCGGATCGCCAAAACCCGTGGCCGACGACCTCAAAGCGGCGAAGGCGCATCAGGTGTACCGCGATATGGGCGTGATCAGCGACGAGATGATCGCTGCCGACCTCGGTGTCAACATCGACGACGTCTATGCGGCGCGGGCGCGGGAACGCGACCTGCGGGCGAGCTACACGCTATCCGAGCCCGCAAGCGGCCCTGCGATCTC